CTTGGTGGACACATTATTGCTGACGGCGGTTGTACTTGTCCTGGGGATGTCGCTAAAGCCTTCGGAGCTGGCGCTGATTTTGTAATGCTGGGCGGCATGCTGGCTGGACACGACGAAGGCGGCGGTGAAATAATTCATAAATCATTTTTATCCAATGAATTAGATAATTCTTCTGGAAACCGATACGTAGAAACTGTAGATTACATGAAATTCTATGGCATGAGTAGTGACACTGCTATGGAAAAGCATCACGGTGGTGTAGCAGAATATCGTAGCAGTGAAGGTAGGACAGTAGAAATTGAATATCGCGGGCCAGTAAGAAAAACAGTATTAGATATCTTAGGTGGGTTGCGTAGCACCTGTACCTATGTTGGTGCGCCTTCCTTAAAACAACTCAGCAGGTGTACTACTTTCATTCGTGTTAATCGTCAAATTAATGATGTATTTTTAAAATAAGGAAAAGCAATGGCAACAAGAAAGAAAAAAGTCAAGGAAGATTCAGATAACAACTCCACTGTTTTACCCACTGATGTAAAGACTACAAAACAACAAAAAAGAGATCTGTGGCCTAAAGTAACAATTGGTAGTCATAGTGTAAGGACTGAATACCAAGACGGTCGTGTTGATTTTGTATGGAATTGGGAAGCTCTTCAACGAGACGTTCGTGATGCTATTGCTAGTGTTGAGAATAAAACAGAAGAAAAACCCAAACGTACTAGAAAGGCAAAGACATAATTATGGCATTATGGACTGTTAAAACACATTATAAAAAATCTTGCGAGGAAAGAGAAATCTGGACTCATCCTAAGCACGGTACAATGGTTCGTACTAATGGATTTCGCTTTGCAGAATACACTGTAGAAACTAGCGACGATAATCCTCCAGAGTTTGAATTTGACTACGTTCCAGGTGGAGATGGAAAGTTAGACAGTATTGACATGAATAACTGCTGTTTCAATAACATCGAAAGTTGTGAACTAGTTGAGTTATTTGACGGCGGATGCTGGGGCGGAACAGAATGGCCCGATGACATGGACGAGGAAGAAATCGAGCGTCTAGAAGAACTTATGGAAGAAGAAGGTTACTATGCCCTCGAAGAATGTGATGATCCGTGGATGCTAGACGAAACTGAAGTTTGGATCTGGGGACCTATTGAAATTTGCAACGAAGCCGGAGATACTGTTCGTATTATCTGTGCAGACGAAGATGGTAACGTGATAGACTTTGTTGAGGAAGCGTAATGGAAAAGCTATATCGCATTACACCTTTAGAAAAGAAAAGTGTCGAATACTTTGTTGATGTATTTGAACAACTGCCTGATGGTACTATTCGCGGATTTGATGTTACAGAAGTATGGAGATGGGGTTTTGGTTTCCGGCCAGAAGACGAACCTGTTTGGAAATTTGAAACAGATCGTGTACATTGTAACCCGCAAGTTGGTTGGGGCTGTGAGCTTGACGACCTTATTTCTGTTTATGTAAACTTTAGTGACGGATTTACCGAAGAAGAAAAAGCAGATATCGAAGCTATACTTAGAGGTGAAAAAGAAGATGAAGATGGTCGTTATGGCACAGCTTGGATTTATGATGGTGATCATAATTGGGAAGTTGAAGACGATCATGTTGCTATACTAGGACCCGTAAAAATTGATTTAGTCAATGCTAACGGTTATGGTGATAGTGCTATTTTAGAAGAAGATGTGGAGCCTTATGATGAAGTGGTTTAAAAAAATGTTATGGCGTTGGGCCAGTGAAGGTCAAGAGTTTGAAGAATCTAATTCTAAAATAGGTAGACAACTTGTTAGCGTAGATAGTGAGAGTTTAGGTGATGACCCTATTCTTAATTTTAAAGTTTATTCTGCTGTAGGCGGAAAAATTGTCGAATTTAGACAGTATGATCGACACAAGGATCGTAATTTTCATCAAACTTATATTATTACTAACGATCAAGATTTTGGCGAACGTATTAGTAAGATTGCCACTATGGAAGTACTTAAAAATTAACAATGCAAAATTACAATGTAAAACATGAAGTTGAATCTACTATATGGACGTTAAATCTATTAGGGGAAGTAGACAATCAATCTATCCTCGATTCAATTTATGATTACAAAAGACTTTATCCAAAATCTAGATCTAGTAGTATCTATGCATGGCATACCGATTATGACATGTACATAAACAATGATCGAATAAATCAACTGTTGACAACAATTGAAAATAAAGTTAATATTATTTGCAATAAAGTTAATCATTATACAAAAATAGTCGAGTCATGGGCTGCTATTTACAACAAAGATGACTTTACAGTCTGGCATAATCATAGTGTCACAACTTATAGTACTGTGTATTATGCTAGAGCCGATCATGACGCTAGTAAGATTGTATTTGAAGGTGGATTAGAATTACAACCCCAGACTGGAATGTTAGTCGTATTTCCTGGGTATTTAAACCATATGGTTCCTCGAAGTATTTCTGATAATCCCAGAATTATCGTTGCTAGTAATTTATTTTTATTTAGAGACAAAATATGAAATTAAAAGTTGCAGAAATTTTTTACAGTATACAGGGAGAGGGCATGTTTGCTGGTACTCCTAGTGTATTCTTAAGAACCTTTGGATGTAATTTCCAATGCAGAGGTTTTGGTCTACCTAAAGGACAAAAAACATCAGAACCGGAAGAGATTGCTAACAGCATTCATCTTTATAAAACATATGAAGAACTTCCTTTAACTAAAACAGGATGTGACAGTTATGCGTCATGGCATCCTTCGTTTAAGGATCTTAGTCCTTTTATGACTTTGGATGATGTTAAAACTAAAATGGAAAATCTAATCCCAAAGAATACTTGGAATCCTAATGGCAGCGATATTCATTTAGTTATAACAGGTGGAGAACCGTTGTTAGGTTGGCAACGTGCATGGAAAGACTTAATTCCAATGTGTTCTGCTAATGGCTTAATCAATGTAACCTTCGAGACTAATGGTACCCAGGACCTTGACGATCGATTTGCAAAATATTTAGAAACTCAGGCAGACGTTAATATAACATTTAGTATTAGTCCTAAACTAACTTGTAGTGGCGAATCATGGGAAGATGCTATTAAGCCCGACGTAGTAGCAGCCTATCAAGATTTAGGATATGCCTATTTAAAATTTGTAGTTGCGACAGAAGAAGATGTAAAAGAAGTCGACAAGGCTGTTGAGCTATATAGAGAAGCTGGTTTCCAAGGTCATGTTTTCGTAATGCCTGTGGGTGGCGTAGAAGACATGTATCATCTTAACACCAAACAGGTAGCTACTTTAGCTATGGATAGAGGTTACAAATATTCTCCCAGATTGCAAGTCGACATTTGGGCGAATGCATGGGGTACTTAATGAAGAATTTACTTAAAAAAGTATTTGGGATCACTGAAATGGAGGAGGCATTAGCTGAAACCAAAAGAGCAATGGAAGAAGCTGAGGCCAAAGTTGAGGCTGCTAAGAAGTCAGCTGAAGACGCTCTCAAAGAAGAGGCAATTGCTAAAATGACTCCGAAAGAAAGAGCAACTATAAAAGGAGAACCTTGGGTTACAGTACTTGATACAAAAGTTAATGTAGAAAACCCTAGAAATGGTTTTTTTGAACTAGATTGGAATGAACATTTTATTGCACTACTTAGATCAAATGGTTTTCGTGGCGAAACCGAAGAAGAGATTGTAGATCTTTGGTTTAAGGAACTTTGCAAAAATGTTTTGGCTGAAGAAGGTCTTGACACAAGACGCGATTCCGGTTATATTAACGTAAGTAACATAACCGATCGCAAACTATGACATACATTTTAGTAGATACAGCTAATACATTTTTCCGTGCTCGACATGTCATTAGAGGCGATGCCGATACTAAACTCGGTATGGCCATGCACATAACCTTTAATTCAATTAAAAAGGCATGGCAGGATTTTGAGGGCAAACATGTAGTTTTTTGCCTAGAGGGTCGTTCATGGCGTAAAGATTTTTATAAACCTTACAAGGCCAATCGTGCAGAAACTCGTGCGGCAATGACTCAAAAAGAACAGGAAGAGGACAAGCTGTTTTGGGAAACATTTGATAAGTTCAAAGAATTTATTGAAACAAAAACTAACTGTACAGTATTGAGGCACCCTCAATTGGAAGCAGATGACCTTATTGCAGGTTTTATTCAAAGTCATCCCAACGACGATCATGTTATTATCAGTACTGACAGCGATTTCCATCAATTGATTGCACCTAATGTTAAACAGTATAATGGTGTTTTAGAAACACTGACTACACATGAAGGCATCTTTGATACTAAAGGTAAACTAGTAAAGGATAAAAAAACTGGCGAGCCCAAAGATATTCCTAACCCAGAATGGCTACTATTTGAAAAGTGTATGCGCGGTGACACTAGTGATAATGTGTTCAGTGCCTATCCGGGTGTACGTGTTAAAGGTACAAAGAACAAAGTAGGGCTTACTGAAGCGTTCGAAGATCGTAAAAGCAAAGGATATTCGTGGAACAATCTCATGCTTCAGCGTTGGGTAGATCACAACGGTGTAGAACATCGTGTTAAAGATGATTATGAACGAAATCGTATTCTTATTGATTTGTCGGCACAGCCTTCTGAAATTCGAGAACTAATTAGTCAAACCATTAAAGAAGGTGTAGTACCTAAATCTATAGATCAAGTCGGTATACGTATGCTAAAATTTTGCAATTTATTTGATTTACAAAGAATTGCCGATAACATTCAACAATATGCAGAACCTTTCCAAGCAAAATATCCAAATGACTAATTTACAAGCTAAACCAATTATTGATGGCAAATACTGGATTGTCGAACAAGACGGTACAAGAATCGGAACCCTTCAAAAGAAAGAAGGCAATCGATTTGTATTAAGTAGTAAAACTGGTAACGTCTTTTTTGGTAAGAAAGACGAACTGGTAAAACAGTTTGGTAAAGATTTTTTCCAACCTAAGGCTAAAACTGTTATTAGCAACAGTAACGATATAGTGAAAGAAGTTCACGGATATCCTGCGGCTAGTACTCCATATAATGCCATGTACGATGTGCAAAAAAGATTACCTCTTTATACTAAAAGTGGACAGAGTAAAAGTCTTTATTGTGCAGGATACTACGCTATCCAATTCAATAAAGGATGGGTTAAAAGTTTTTGTCCGAAAGCTATTACTGTTGAACGTTATCCTTACAAAGGACCTTTTAAAACTGAGTTGGAACTTAAACAGGTAATGAGCAATGTCAAATCCGATTAATACATTCCCTATCCAGCAGTTTATTCAACAAGTAAAGGCTGCTGATTTATCGCAACAAAAAGAGGTTAGATTAGATATTAAATCTGCTAAAATGATATCTTTTACACTAACTGAAATTCTAGCAAAAATCACCCAGGACTACGATACAATGTATAAACAATTATCTAAGTCTTCGGGTGAAACTATTACTGTTCAATTTGATGGTGGGAGTTTTGGTAACGAAAAATAGATAAATACGCAGTTAATGGAGAACATATGAGTCGACCTAAACCGCGTATTTTATTAGAACAAATTAGTAAAAAAAGCTATAAATGTGAACAGATATTAGATGCTGAGGCTATTTGGGCTGTTTTTTACAAGGGTAAACCCTTTAACTTAAAAAGTTTTAACAGTTTAACTAGTTACCCAGGTCCTAAATATAAAAAAGTTAGTTTTTCAAATCCCGGTCACGCACACAATTTAGCCAAAAAATTAAATTTACAATTTGGCTGCGTGGATTTTGAAGTGGTAAAATTAACCACTGGTGAAATCATTAAATGATTACCAGAGAAACATATACTAAAATTTTTTTAGAAGAGTGGGGTAAAAGCACTGACCCTGCAAC